GTTCAGAACCAGTTGAAAATTTTTATAGGAGAGGAAATTCATATTCCAGAGTAGATTATTCTATAGTTAGAGATTACACAGATATTCCTATCGAATGGCCATTGATGAATCATAATATGGGTAGGTGGCAAACACTGGAAACATTACCACAAGAACTACAAAAGTTGGTTTCTCACTGTCCATGTGGAAAGTGTGCTAAATGTAAATGTCGAGAATGGTATAATAAAAATAAAAAAGAGGGATTTAGTGCAGAGGAACTTGATGATCTTATCATGAAGGAGGGGAAATACGGAAAATATTATACAGAAGAAAGTATCCCACAAACAAGGCATGATGCTTATGCTGATCAGAGATTTCCAGTGTGGAGTCCCGCAAAGTCTAATTATAAACCCTTGCCACCGAAACCTCACAATAAATAATGTTATAAATATAGATAAAGGGGAGTTTCATGGCCACACCCAACTCAAGAACAACATTCAAAAACTATTGTCTTCGTTCTCTAGGTTCTGGTGTCATTGATATTAACGTATCTGATGACCAAGTTGATGACCGTATAGATGAAGCACTTCAGTATTTTGCAGAGTATCACTACGATGGATATGAGAGAATGTATCTCAAACATCTAGTCACTGAGGCGGATGTGACCCGTGCTAGGGATAATATAACAACTTCAGTAACAGACGTTGGAGATGGGACGACAACTGCCGATTGGTTGGAAGGAAAAAACTGGATACCCGTTCCAAACACTGTTTTATCTATTGTTCAAGTATTTCCTTTTACGGACACTGGTGGTGGTTCTAATATGTTCGATATTCGTTATCAGTTACGTCTTAACGATTTGTTTGACCTATCATCTACCTCTGTCATTCAGTACCAGATGGCTATGGATAATCTAGACTTCTTAGAACATATTCTTGTAGGGGAAACTCCTATTCGATTTAGTCAACATCAAGAGAGACTTTACATTGATGCAGATTGGGAGAACGACTTCACAGCAGGACAGGACTTTATCATTATTGAGTGTTATAGAAAGTTAGACCCAACAACTTACACAGACATATTTAATGATATGTATCTAAAGAGATATGCAACTGCACTTATTAAAAGACAGTGGGGTGCAAACCTTTCTAAATTTACTGGAGTAGAAATGTTAGGTGGTGTCACCATGAACGGTGCAGAAATATATTCGCAGGCTCAAGAAGAGATAGATAAACTGGAAGAGCGAATCCAACTTGCATTTGAGTTACCAGTTAACTATATGATGGGATAATCATATGGCAGTCAATAAACATTTTCACACCAGTGGTGTTGCAGCCATTACATCAGAGCAAAACCTTTATGCAGACTTGGTTGCAGAGGCAATACAGATTCATGGTCACGATGTTTTCTATCTTGACCGCACACTTGTTGCAGAGGACAATTTCTTTGGTGAGGACTCTTTATCTAAGTTCAATACTCAAGCGAAGATTGAGATGTATGTAGAGAACTCTGGTGGTGGATATGCTGGTGAAAGAGAACTGATAACTCAGTTTGGATTACAGAATTTAAGTGAGGCAACCTTTGTTGTCAGTAAGAAAAGATTTCAAGACAAGACAAAACAAATTCAGATAGAAACTGCAACGGATTCAACATCCTCTGGTTCTATTTTATTAGAGTCAGGAACTTTAGACTCATCCTCTAAACTAGAGGGCGAGACATTTTATATTATAAATGAGACGGATGCAACTGACGATGATAGACCACAAGAGGGCGATGCGATATATCATCCCACACTAGGTAAGTTGTTTCAAATCAACTTTGTAGATCACGATGAACCATTCCATCAGTTAGATAACAACCCTGTGTATAAGATGCAGTGTCGTCTATTTGATTATGGTTCTGAAGCACTCGACACAGGGATTGCAGCTATTGATGCAATTGAGGATGCAGAGTCACTTAATACATACTCCTTCCAGTTTACACTTGAACAAACTGCTACTGCTACAATCAATCAAGAGATTAGGATTGACCACGCAACTAGTGAGGGTAGTGGATTACTTCTACTTGATAGAACAGACAGTGACGGAACGGACGCTGGTGACAATCTCATTGGTGAGGATGAAACGCCGGGTGGTGAGTCTATTCTTCTTGAGAACGCAGCGGATACAGGTGACCCATCGTATCTCATCAATGAGGAATATATAGTAGGTGACCAATCAACAGATAAGGTCAATCAGAATGAACTGTTCGATGAACTGGATGATGAAATCCTAGACTTCAGCGAATCAAATCCATTCGGTGACGCGGGAGAACCATCGTAATGTTAGGAAAACAATTTTATCACGAAACAACTAGAAAGGTGGTAGTTGCGTTTGGAACGCTCTTCAATGATATTCACCTTGTTCGCAAAGATAATAGTGGGACAATTCAACAGTCAATGAAGGTGCCTCTTGCGTATGGCCCGAGACAGAAATATCTTGTTCGATTGAATGACGATCCAGACCTATCAAAGTCTACGGCGGTGACGCTTCCTCGCATTGGGTTTGAGATTGCTGGAATATCTTATGACCCAGCAAGAAAACTACAACGTGTGCAGAAGTTTAAAAAAGTCAAGGGTGCAAAAGCAAGTCAGTTAGATACACAGTATATGCCTGTGCCGTACAACATCGACTTTGAACTTTATGTTCTATCAAAACAGTCAGACGATGCTTTACAGATTGTGGAACAAATCTTACCTTACTTTCAGCCAGACTATACAGTAACTATCAATGATAATACTGATATGGGTATCAAGAGAGATGTTCCTGTTATCCTAAACAGCATTGCGTATGAAGATGATTATCAGGGTGACTTTGCAAGTCGTAGAGCAATTATCTACACACTTTCGTTTACTGCTAAGTTTTATCTCTATGGTCCTGTTACGTCCAGTAAGGTTATTAAGACGGTGCAAGTTGACCAGTATACAGATATGCCTGATCAGTCACCGAAGAGAGAACAGAGATACAGTGTGACACCAAATCCAACAACGGCAGATGCTGATGATGATTTTGGTTTCAGTGAAACAATTTCATTCTTCCAAGACGCAAAAGACTTCAATCCTGAAACAGGGAGTGATGAATAGTAACTGACATGAGAATACTCATACCATTCTCAGGTGGCATAAACTCTACATATTCTCTTTATCGTTGGTTGACTGAAACTGACGATGATATTATCGTTAGATATGCGATTGATACTTGGTATCCAGACTATAAAAACAAAAAAGAACTTGACAGAATATCTGACGTAGTTTTATATCTGAAGTCAGAGGTTCGTGATTTTGTTTTTGATAAAAAAATTTGGCCAGTGGAGTATATTGAGAATAAACAACCGATTAGGCCGGGATTTAAAGTTGGCACTTGGGATGTTGGGAAAGTTTTACCAAGATATGAGGGGTATGTTTCTTGGTCTAAAGAACTTAAACCAGACGGCATATCTATTGGAATATCATTAGAAAATACTTCTCACGATTGTGGTTATAATGTTTTGCGTAAGATGATAGAAGATGTTGGGTTGGACATATATCTCGCTGGATGGTCTACATTAGAACCAATCGCACAGGGAGATAGTTTTGATTGGGATGATATTTCTAGTAAAATGATTGGTAGGTTTGAACAATTTGAATTTATGCCAGAAGAACTTAGAAATATGACTCTGAAGTGTAATCCTAAAACCTGTGTGGACGATAAGTGTAGAGACTGCGCTTATCAAAGGACATACGAGGAGTATATTTCAAAGGGCAAAACTGGAAGAGACTTTGACTTGTATTGTGCAAAACACGGTCAATACGGACCATATAGAAATTTAGCAAATCCAGATACTTACAAATATAGGGGTAGATATCATCAATACTTAAAGTTTTTATAAATAGTATAAAATATAGAGGACATGCACAAAATGACCTATACAGTAACAAAAACTTATACGAAACAAGATGATGCTACTTTTTGGCCATGGGAAAGAGAGGGGTATGCTGGTGGTCTGGATGGTTTAAAATCCACTGGTAAACTAACCAGTAGCACTTCATCTGAGGATGGAAATACTTGCATACACACACATAAATGGGATTCAAAATCAGATTGGCATGAAAGCATGAATAGATCAGCTTCGATCCATACATCTGTATCACCTATTTGGAGAACCTACATGTCACTTAATAATATCTCTTGTCGAATTGTTGAAGAGGATGGAATTATTCGAGTTTTTAACTCTTCGACACAATCATTTGAAGTGGAGTAAAATACATTAAATCTTTGTCATGAAAAATGTCTACTTTTAAAATAACTAATAATCCAAACTCAATAATAATTGATGACTATTTAAAGTTAGGTGGACCTGATGCTAGTAATACTATAGATGTTAATGGTGTTTATATAACACACCACCTATCAAGTATTACTGGAAAAGATGTTGTACAACCTTACAAGCATAATAACAAATATTATATATTGATTGGAGAAATTTATAATCGTCATCCATTATTCAGTAGTATCTTTTTTTGCATTGACAAATATTTAGAATATGGTGACAAATTTACAGAATATTTAGATGGAGAATTTCTATTCATAGTTTATGATGAGAAAACTGACACCATAGATTTATTTACTGATCCGTGGAGTACAAGGCAAGCATTTTATTATAAAATTGATGATTATTTCTATTTCAGTACCTATCCAATGACAGAACCTAAAGGTGGAAGATTTGGACCGGCTGGATTGACTCAATCCTTTGAACTCAAGTTTGCTGTGTATAACGATACTGAATGGAATGAAACATTCTATAGAATCCCACATAACAGTCACCATAATTATAATGTAAAAACTGGTATACTAAAACCAGTTAATATAGAACTTCACAAATGGGATTTAAATCAGTATAAAGATACGTTAGATGATCTTACCAATTCTTTTGAAGAAGCAGTGCTTAAACGTTATACAGAAAATTTAACTTTATTTCTTAGTAGTGGTTTAGATAGTTCACCTATTGCACTGTGTTTAGCTGACCATAAAAAACATTTTAATAGTATAACTTGTTTATCAGGAGTGTGGGAAGGGCGCGAAAATTTGGAAACATTGAATCAAGTTGTTCAATACACAGATGGATATAATAAACATATCAAGATAGAAAAAATTCCTGATTGGGATGAAATAAAACTAGAAACTGAATGGAAGAATAATAGAAATAGATTAGTATCTATAAATTTACCTTTTCGGTCACATTGGT